AACTCAAGAAAAAGAGAGACCTTATAATGTTTCTATATTTTATGCTGGAGATGAGTTTATAGAGAGGGGTAGACAAGAGTATAAGTACCTATTAGATGTCTACAGAAGATTCTTTATAGATAACGAGGAAATCGTTGAACAACATTTAATAATGGAAACACTATGACACTAAAAGAAAAATTAAAAGAAAGTAAAATATACAAGCCTTGGCTTGCAGAAAGATTAGGGTTAAGTCGTCCTACCCTAGACAAATACTTAGATAAACCTGACGAGTTTAAAATCAAACACCTTAGAAGGATTGCTAAGTATATAGAAACAACAGAAAGGAAGGCACTAGTTAATTATTTTATAAAAGCTGAAAGCTATGAGTAACAAAACAACTGACAAAATCTACGTAGGAAACGGAGTAGAGAAATTTGATGGAGACTTAGTACAATTCTCTTTGAACTTAACTAAGTTAAAACAAGAAGCTGGAGATTATATCTTCGATGGCAAAACGGGTGATAAATTTATAACCTTAAAGGTTGTAAAAAAACGTAATGGTGCTGATGAGTATGGTAAAACCCACTACGTTGAGGTAGACACTTGGAAACCTGAAGCTAAGAAAGAAAAGACAGCTGACGATTTACCATTTTAATATTGGAGGGGAGCAATCCCCTCCTTTTTTAAACAACCAAAAAAAACTATGAAGTACAGAGTATCAGATACAGACATTATTAATATAGACAAGGTAGAGTTTATTGAGGTCGATGGTCGTTCTATTAATTTCCATACTTCAACAAACATTCATCAATCTTTTTATAATAACGAGATTGAATCTAATTGTGTTTTTAATAATATTGTTAACCACTTTAACACTATGGATCTAAGGCTTACTGGAGATGCTAAACCTAAGACCGAAAAGCAAAGAAAAGAAAAAGCATTCGAAATGTTTTGGAATTTATACGACAAAAAGATAGACAGGCCTAACGCTAGAACAACGTTTATGAACTTGACACTTACCGAAATGGGTGAAGCTATAAAAGGAGTTAAGGCTTACGTTGATTCAACACCAGATAAGAAATATAGAAAAAATCCTAGAACTTGGTTAAATGCTAAAGGGTGGGAAAACGAAATACAGACAAATAAAAATAAAACTAACCGATACGTTAAACCTAAATATATTTCAGATGAAAGATAATATGGATATGGAGATGAGACTTATCGGTAAGATTATGTCTAATCCACGAGACTATTACGATTGTCATAGCCTTATATCTGAGGAGATATTTACTGATCCTTTAAATAGGAAGATATATAAGGTGGTATCAGATAAGTTAGATAAAGGAGATAAGGCTGATATGATAATCATATCCTCTGCTATTAAAGATCCTCTTGTGGACCTCAGGGTAGCTGAGTGTATGAACTCAGATCATTATGCTTACATAACAAAGAACATGGTCTTATATCTATCCCAGGAAGATAAGAAGATAAGGCTTAAGAAGTTAGCAGAACTAACTACAAAAAAGATAGATAATGGTGATGATCTATTTGACGTTATAGACTTTGTGGATGAGCAAATGAAAGCTATTTCTGAGATTAGGGGTAGTGATATACCTGATATTAAAAAACAATTAAAGGTATTACATGATGACATAAGAAAGAGAATGGATTCTGATAACATGGTAGGTCTACCTACTGGTTTTCAGTCAGTAGATAAGTTTACTGGTGGATGGCAAGAGACTGACTTTATTGTTATTGGTGGTGCTTCATCTATGGGTAAGACATCACTTGGTTTAGCCTTTTGTTATAACTGTGCTAAGTCAGGAATACCTGCCGCAGTATTCTCTTACGAGATGGGGGATACTCAATTACTACAAAGGTTAGTATCCTTAGAGAGTGAGGTAAATAATAGGTATATAATGAAGGGTGCGTTAGAAAGCACTGAACTTAATAGGGTTGATAAGGCTATAGGTAAACTTGAAGGTGTTAGTTTATTTATAGACGAGTGTAAAGATTCATCTCTTAGATACCTCCTTAATAAGATTAGACAATACGTTATAACTAAAGATGTTAAGTTTGTACTTGTAGACTACCTACAACTTGTTAAGGGTAGTGGCCACTCTAGAGAGCAAGAGGTGGCTATGGTGGCTCGTGAGCTAAAAAATCTAGCTAAGGAATTGAATATAACAATAGTAGCTTTATCTCAACTTAGTAGAGGTGTAGAGCGTAGAGATGGGTGTAGACCTACTCTCTCTGATCTTCGTGAGAGTGGTGAGATAGAACAAGCATCTGATATTGTTATGCTTGTGTATAGACCTGAATACTATGGCATCATGACTGATGATAGTGGAAGATCTACCGAAGGACTTGTGGACCTTATCTTTGCTAAGGGTAGAAATATAGGTACTGGAACCCTACCTTTAAAGTTTAAGAAGGAATATACTAAATTTATAGACCCTCAGGATTATACTGAGAAATATATATCTGCTCAACCATCAGAATCATTTTAGGTATGGAGATAGTTGACACAATAATAGATTGCTTTTCAGTTTTAGTTTGGATATATTGTATTATATGTCTTGCAGAGTCTTTATATAATATTATGAAGTAATGAGAAAAGAAATATACCACGCTACAGTTCACTACAGATGGAGGACTTTAAGATTTGTAAAAGGAGTTGAGAAGCCTGCTAAGAAGTGGAAAGAAGCTACTCACAGAACATGCATTACTGAGCTTGATCCTGAAAAACTACAGAATGTTAAGCATTTTATAAGGGGCTTAGAGATAAAACATAAATCAACTAACGACATAGAAATAAAGATAGATCGGGTGACAGATCAGGAGTTTATATGTATGTCTCATGACGTTCATTAGAAGGTGTAAATATGAAATTATATTGTAAAAATTGTGATAAAACCGTTGAAGTTAGTAAATTTACAATGAAAGTGGTTGATAATAAGGTTATTAAGCCTGAATCAATTTGTAGTTGTGGAGAGCAAATGCAAGACCTTTCAACTTACAATGGGCTTGGTGGAATAATAAAGAGACCAGGTGGCAGGGTAAGAGGTAAAAAGTAATAATTAAATATTGTAATTATGAATGACGAAACAATTAAATGGGGTTGGGAAAATCAACGCCCATTAAACATGAGAAGTGAGGAACATATAGCTTTCTTACTTAAAAGGTATAACGAAGGTAAGCCTGAGTCAGAACACGTAAAAACAATGGCACAATTAAATAGAGCTTTATTAGAAGAAGAATCAAATAAGTTAAACAATTAAATTAAATTAAAATGGCGGTAATAGCAATATCAGTCGTCTGTGTTATATCTATTGTTATGGCATGGAACATGGTAAATTATTCTAAACAAATTAAAGAACATGAAAGGGATAATCAAAGACGTGCTTCAAGTAGCGAAAAAAAGAAATCTAAACCTAAATGTGGTTCAAAGGTTTCTAAAGATCAAGTATCGAATAAACGCAAGTATAAGAACGCTAAGAAAAAGGCTGTCGAATCTAAAGTAAAGAAAAATGCAGGAAGAAATAAGAAAAAAGTGTGATGAGATCAGGGATCTTCTCATAGAGAAAAATAAATCCTATGGTAACTCAGTATTTGACAAAGGGGTTTTATTTAAAGTTGATCCTATGTACGCTATTCAAGCTCGTATAAATGATAAGCTTAACCGTATTAAGAGTAAGGAAACTTACATGAGTGAGAACGATCTTATGGACCTTACGGGATACCTTATACTTCTTCAGGTTTATATGGACGAGGTAGATAAAAGAATGAGCGAAGCTATTAAGTCTGCTGAACCATACAAGGAAGGTGAAACGCCATTTCATTACGAGTGGACTTTAAGTGAGAAGAATAAGTTATAAGAATGAGACTAGAGCCTAGATTTGAGAAGCAAGAGGATAGAGAAAGAGAGGCTGAAACTCTTCGCATCCTCCTTGAAGGTAAAGATCTAACATTTAAACAATTAGATAAGTACGCACCAGTAGATTCTGAGATTGTAGATAACAAAACCATGAAGGTTGTGTCTTTATGTGAGATTAAAACTATGAGTCTTAATATGAAAGACATAGAGAGGGTTAGAACTTCAGTAAGAAAAATACAGCATTGTCAAAAAGAAGCCCTTCAAAAAGAATTACCTTTATGTATAGCGTGGAGATTTCTTGACGGTATTGGTTATATTTGGATGCACGAAATAACAAAAGCCACAGTTGAGTGGGGTGGTATGAAAAACCCACGACCAGGATCTATATGGGATAGAGAATTGTTGTTCTATATAGACATAGATTTACTAACAATAATTAAATTTTAGACATGAACAAACAACAAAAAGATTCAGAACAAAGACTTCGATTAATGAAGTTTGATTGTGAAATGAGAGCAGAGTCAGTTAAGATAGCCTCTTCATTATCAACAAGCAAGAACGTTAAATCTCTTTTAGAAAACTCAGAGAAGATAGCAAAGTATATCTTTGGTATGGTTGAACCACCTAAAGAAAAGAAATAATTCGTATCTTGCACACTACAATATAATGTGATATGGCACGAAATAAATTAGCTGGAAAGATTAATGGTAAGAGCAAAAGCTCTAAGCATTACGCTAAAAACCTTAAGTCTAAGAAAAAGAAAAACCAGTACGATAAAGAGTATTCTTCGTCTGAAGAAAGAAAAAACTATCGTGTTAAACTAAATCTTTTCAATAGAAAAAAAGGTAAAAAGGGTGACGGTAAAGACGCTTCTCACACTAAAAAAGGAAAGCTAGTTATGGAGAGTCAATCTAAAAACAGAGCAAGGAATAGAGGAAAGAAATAATTATTTTCGTACCTTGCTTTAATGCGATTTAAAAGACGAAAGGGTAGGAAGATAACTAAAGCTAAGAAACACGTTGTAGATGGTATTACATTTGCCTCAGGACTAGAGCTTTACTGTTACAGAGCCCTAAAAAAAGCAAAAATCCCCCACGAATATGAAGGAAAAACCTTTGAGCTTGTAGAAAAATTCAAGTTCGAGGGTCTCCTTATGGATAAGGGTAAAACAAAAGGTAAAACTACCTTTAAACAGAAGCCTGGTAATATAAGAAATATATCTTACACGCCAGACTTTATTAATTTAGAGAAAGGTTTTATCATAGAAACAAAAGGAATAAGAACCCCTGAGTTTAAGATGCGATTCAAGCTGTTTTTAAAGTATCTTTATGATACCGATCAAAAATTAGACGTATATGTCCCATCAAATCAAAAGGAGGTCGATATTACAGTCGATACCATCTTAGGTCGGGGTTCTTTTAAAAAATAACTCTCCAACCTTATTTATTAATAAGTTTTTCGGATTTAATTTACAGGAGAGTTTATTCGATGAGCAAGCTGCGTGAGTGCTGCAATATATTCATATTGAGGGAGGTACAAATAACTCTGCGGTTATCACCTCCCTTAATATTTTTTTTGAAAAATAATATAGTAATGTTACACGACAGAGACGAAGCTTTAAGAGAGGCGTTAAAAAGATCTGATGAATCTAAAGAGAAATTATTTGAATCTTGGATTATAGATTCAGAAGAGAAAGGTGCTAGCCTTGAAGATCAAGCAAGGCATACTGATTGGGAGGATGATGAACATTAATCCCAAATAACATAGAAGCATATAACTCCAGCAAATAGCTGGAGTTCGTTGTATGGCATAGATTCTGTCGGAGC